ATGCGTATCGAACAAGAACTTAAGTTAGGTTTCAAAGATGTACTCTTCCGTCCGAAGCGTTCTACCCTTAAAAGCCGTTCTCAAGTTGAATTAACCCGCGATTTTACATTCAAGCATAGCGGTCGTCAATGGTCTGGTACTCCAGTAATTGCAGCTAACATGGATTCGGTAGCAAGCTTTGAAATGGCAGCTGCTCTAGCAGAGCACGGTGTTATGACTGCAGTACACAAGCACTACACAGTAGAGCAGTGGGCTGAGTTTGCTAAAACAGCAGACAAGAAAACTCTGAACAACGTTTTTGTATCAACAGGTACATCTGAAGCTGAGTTCGAGAAAGTTAAGAAGATCATGGCGCTTAGCGAAGAGTTTGTATTTATCTGTATCGATATCGCTAACGGTTACTCAGAGCACCTTGTTGAGTTCGTACAGAAAGTACGTGCTGAATTCCCGACTAAAGTTATCTCTGCGGGTAACGTTGTAACGGGTGACATGGTTGAAGAGCTAATTCTAGCTGGCGCAGACATTGTTAAGGTTGGTATCGGCCCTGGTTCGGTTTGTACTACACGTGTTAAAACAGGCGTAGGTTACCCTCAACTTTCTGCAATCATCGAGTGTGGCGACGCAGCACACGGCCTTGGCGGCATGATCATCGGTGACGGTGGTTGTTCATGTGCGGGTGACGTATCTAAAGCGTTCGGCGGCGGTGCTGACTTCGTAATGCTAGGCGGCATGCTAGCTGGTCACTCTGAGTCAGGCGGTGAAGTTGTAGAGCAAGACGGTAAGCAATACATGAAGTTCTACGGCATGTCTTCACAGTCGGCTATGGACAAGCACTCAGGTGGTGTTGCTAAGTACCGTGCTGCAGAAGGTAAAACTGTTTTACTTCCGTTCCGTGGTTCTGTTCATAATACAATTTCTGACATCCTTGGCGGTGTACGTTCAACTTGTACATACGTAGGCGCAGCAAAGCTTAAAGAGCTAACTAAGCGTACGACTTTCATCCGTGTACAAGAGCAAGAGAACAACGTATTCGGCCGCGAGTAACGTTTAAAACACGTGTTTAAAATTTTAAGAATTGAGCCACTTTAGAGTGGCTCTTTTTTTACCTGAAATTTGGCAAGTGGCGACAAAGTGGCGACAGCCGAGCAAAAAAATCTGTGGCGACAGGTTACAGGTTAGAAAGAGGGTTATGGATAATTGCTTCAGATAGGTGATCAGGTGCGAAGTGGGCATAGCGCATTGTCATGCTGATATCGGCGTGGCCTAGAATGTCCCTTAGCACTAAAATATTGCCGCCATTCATCATGAAGTGACTTGCGAACGAATGACGCAAAACATGAGAGGCTTGCCCTGAGGGTAGGGTGATGCCCAGTTTATTCTTCAATATGTAGCAGAAAGGTGTATAGCACTCTTCAAATAGTTTCCCTGAGGTTGGTTTGTATATCTCGTTGTAAAGCTCTTCAGATATGGGTACAGAGCGATTTTTCTTAGTCTTGGTGTTGGTGAACGTAACTTTATATTTGCTTAGCTGAGAGCCTTTCAGCTGAGCTGCTTCATTCCAGCGAGCCCCAGTGGCGAGACATAGCTTCACTATACTCTGCATATCCGCTCGGTTGTGTTTAGACACGTGTTCAAGCAACAAAGTAATGTGCTCTTTATGAAGGAAAGACATGGTACGTTCGTGATCTTTAAATGGCTTAATTTCTTCTAAAGGATTCGGTCCTTTCCACTCTCCAATTTCCTTCAACTTAGCAAACATCGCCTTGAAGCGCGCGAGTTCAGAATTTAGCGTTGCGATACTAGGTGCCCCTTTTTGCCAGCGCGCATCAACAAAGCTAATTTGCCCACTCATTCGGTTACTTCTAAATTCAGAGTATGTTTTTGCAACGAAAACGGTCGCGACAGGGTTGCCCATCGCGTTAGCCATTCTTAGAAACTTACTATGAATGACACTGCCATTGGCAAGTGTTGCACCATAGTGTGAGTACCAAAGCTCGATAAGTTGAGAAAGCCTTCGGTGATCTGGCTTGTCACCCATCCAGGGCTTATCGTCGATCTCCTTCATCGTGTGAAGCTCAAAAGCCTTGGCTTCGCCCTTAGTTGCAAACTTCTTGCGAACACGCTTCCCCGATCGCCCATTAGGGTAACATTCGCAGATCCAAGGTTTGGTTGAGCCATCTTTTAAATTGCGGATAGACATAATAAAGCTTAAAATAACTGTATATAAAAACAGTATAATCCGGACTAAAACGTAGAACAATGTTTTATATCGGACAAAAAGCACAGGTTAGACACCTTTCTCAAAGTGCTAGAAAGTTAATAGGTTTTTGCTATGTATCATTCAATTCATGTGACTGCTGGTTACAGTCATTTCAAAATCAACAGTGATGGTCCAATTGGGGTTAGTAAGAAGAACCAAGGGGTGATTGATGCGCTTTTGAAGCTAGGTAATCGATTTACGGCGCCATTTGGTGGGTTTATAGAAGCAGAGAACGTGATCGGCTTGAAATGGGTGAAGCTGGTCGATATTAAGTACCTGTGTACCGATGATGAAGCCGAAACTATCGAGTACGTGATACAAAAAGACCACTATGTAGTGGGCACGTATCAAGATCGGAAGTTGTATATTTTATTGTTTGGTGGAGAACCAAAGCACCATCAGATCAAAGGCCTTGAACAAGATGGGAAAAACAATGTGTTTGGGTTATTTTAGGTGTTTTTGCTTGGATTGGAGGTGAAAATTTTGGATAAAGTTTATCGCTGAATCAGATGCGGATATCCGTATGTTTTGTCACCGGTTGGCTCCTGTAATAATGGTAATTTATTAGTAAGTCGGTAAAATGTGTCAGCTAAGTTTGTTTGAGTATTTTTAATGACAGTAAAAGCGATAGATTTGTTTGCCGGCGCAGGTGGTTTCACACTCTCTGCAATTGATGCAGGGGCAGATGTGCTTGCAGCTATCGAGTTTGATAAAGCAGCAGCTAATACTTATAAAGAAAATTTTATAAATATACGTCAGCTTAAAGTAGACTTACGAGCTGGTAAAGATGATGGAGATATTAACAATGTCGAGCCTTCAGAGCTAAGAAGTAGCTTGAGGCTTAAGAAGGGAGAATTAGATCTTATCCTCGGTGGCCCTCCATGCCAAGGCTTCTCCACTCATCGTATTAATAATGCTGGTGTGAATGATCCTCGTAACACTCTGTTGCTTAGATACTTCGAATTCGTTAACGAGTTTAACCCTAAAGCTTTCTTGGTTGAAAATGTTGCTGGCCTATTGTGGAAGCGCCATAAAGACTTTTTAGATAAGTTCATTTCACTTGCTGAGAATGCGGGGTACGTCATTAAGTTTTGCGATATTGTGAACGCGAAAGACTATGGTGTACCTCAGAATCGAAAGCGTGTATTTATTTATGGTCTGAGAAAAGATTTGGATTGTGAAAGTGTTGATTTTCCACCAAACCCTACACATTTTTCACCTAGCTCATCAGATCAACCTCATTGGGAAACCGCATCTAGCGTATTTGAAAAAGTCCCAACAGAACTCTATGAAAAGTACTGGGTCGATTATTTCAGAGATAAAACGAAGCTCTCATATGAACAAATGTCTGAGTTGTTAGATTCTTTAAAGTTTGGCTATCCATTTAAAGAGACAGACCCTTGTGACATGAAGATGACCCCATCTGAAATGATGGTAGAAAGATTTGTAGATACACCGCTGAACGGCAGTAGAGAAGATGCTGGTGAAAAGCATCGGTTAAAATGCCATTCTAATGGGTATAAAGGTCATAAAGATGTTTATGGGCGAATTCTTATTCACCTACCGAGTAATACCATAACAACTGGTTGCCACAACCCTTCTAAAGGGCGATTTGTTCATCCCTGGAAAAACCACGGAATGACATTAAGACATGCAGCTCGTCTCCAAACATTTCCAGACTGGTTTAATTTCTGTGGTAGTTCGACAGAGCAGGCTAGACAGATCGGTAATGCAGTTCCTCCTAACTTAGGAACTGCACTTATTAATTATATAGTTTCAAAACTTAAATAAGATGTTTTGAAACTATGATATCAAGTTGAGACTAAGTTTTAATGTACTTAATAGTTCAACCCATTTAGGGTGGTTTTTATCTCTATTACGAATAAACACTTTTTGTAGTTGAAGTATTGTTTCACTATTAGTCTCTTCAACTCCATTCATATTAATACAAGCGCTTTTAAATTTGTCCTTAAAATCAGCTTCTATAATAGTTCCTTTGTAAATGTTGGGTAAAGTACCATCAGCTATTTCCCAAATAAGCTCTTCAGGTGTATCTGTATTCATGAAATGAAATTTTTCATGGTATTTATTAAGGATGCTGAGCTTTAGATCTATTGCCTGAGTAACGTTTGAAGCATTGCCTCCATTTAATGGAAGCGGAAATTTTGATCCATTAACACCTGTCTGCTTAGTCAGTATATTATCTAAATTCCTATACTCAGACTGTGCAATATCTTGGCTAAAACGTTTTACTTGAAGTGTCCCATTTTGAATCTCAGTCGTGTAATTGTGTTGGTTCCTAGCATGAACTGACTTACGTTTATCTCCATCCAATAAAGCTATGTCTTGGCTAGTATCATTTGTTACAGCTAAAAGTACTGGTAGTTGTTTTACTATAGTATCAGCACCTCCCGGATATGGGATCACGCTATAATTGTTTGAAACGGCGCTATCTATGTCTTCTAATGCTGTTTCAATTAACGATTGTGCTAATAGGTCTTCTACATAAATTTTAACTTTTGTATCGGATATGCCACCCAACCGGCTAAACGCTTGTTCAGGAGAACATTGGTTAGATATTGAGTATCTTCCACTTACATCTTGCTGGAATAGTTTAATGGCATTGTTTGGTAAGTTTTTCAAAAAGTGCTCAGAATGCGTTGAGACAACTACTTGCGCATTTTTCTCGATAATAGCTTCAAATAATAAATTTCTTAGTTCATTTTGAGCGCCGGGGTGCAAAGAAACCTCGGGTTCATCGAGTAGTATTAGCGCGTTGCTTGGTGCTGAAAGTACTTTGCATACACAGTTAATAACAGCTACTTCTCCACTACCAGCAGCGGCTTCTGTATACTCGTTTGAACCATCATTGAAGAAAATCGAATACCCTTTGTCTTCGAACATTGTGTGTAATACACGTTTTGCTGAGACATAGTGTTTACCTAGAATTTTGTTAGCCCAGTAAAGCTGATGGTCAGTTAGTATTTCAACTTGACCTATATGCTGACTGTGCCATGACGTAGGTAGGCTGGATGGATGGGACAGTTTATTTTTGAGTGAGCGAGAACGATCTCTTAAAAAATCTTGGACATGAGTATAATATTTACATGTGTCCATATCTTTAAAATAAAAAGCGATATCAAAAGCACATAACTCGCTTCTAAAGTCTATATAAATCACATCTTTGTTCACTGCTTTCCACCTGGTAGCGTTCCTATGAACTTCATGCTCTTCTGGAGAGTTGTCTGGCATTTTCTCCATACCATCGCTAACTCTAGGCTTGGCAGTTTCCCAATAATCAGGGTTTTCTCTTTGTCCTGTTCTCGCTGAGCGGATTCTTAATTTGATAACCTCAACTTGCTCTTCCATACCATCTGGGATGTATTTGTAAATGATTCGAGCTGAGCCACCACTCTCGTCATTTTGAATTGGGTCTAGTTCCGTTGAAAACCAAAAATCTCCAAGGGAGTTGCCTCTGACTGCACCATATAAAGAGGTTAATACTGAAGATTTACCCGAACCATTGGGACCGACTAAGGCTGTGAAAGCTGAATCAAAAGTAAGAATGCTATTGAGCTGAAGTTTTTTATAGAATGGATATCTAATCTCTTGAATGAAATTGGTCATCTTATGGGTTTTTATTTTTGATATTTTTTTTATTTGGTCAGGCATAAATATATTAGTCGATGATACGGTTTAGTGCGATTCTACACGATTTGTTACGTTATAAGAAATGCTGACATATCATTTATGTAATTGATATTATTGTTAATAGTTTTTAATGGAAGGTGTTTTGGTACATTAAAATTGCAACATGAATAGTTGATTTGGTATAATGTAGGTATAGCGGAAGCCAGGATGGTTCAGTGTCTACTTCTAAAGTGGGGACGGGGGTTCGATTCCCCCATGGCCTGCTGTTATCAAGCTGCTCTACTTAATCTTTTCGCCATTTTCATTTCAGGTTTCAAAACCTTCAATTTTTCCAACTGTTGATCACTTATTTTTAGATAGTTTAATGACTCAGCTTTGCTTAATTGCTCCAGATCTAACTCATGAGTATCTCTAAAGTCGGCCCGATCAAGTATCGCCCCTTCAAATTTCACATCAGTTAACTGTGAACCAGTGAATTCAGCCCCCGTAAGGTTAGTATCTCTTAGGTCAGCGTTGGTCATGTTGCACTCTATAAATTTAGTACCTTTGGCGTTTGTTGTATCTTTGAGCACAAGTTTTGTAATGTCAGACTTAAACCAAGTACATGATGTTAACTTAGTACCATTGAAATATGATGAGCGCATTTTAACGTCATTAAAAATAACGCTAGTCATGAACCCTTCTTGGAGTTGAAAGCCGATCATTCTTGAACCACTTTCAAACGAAAAATTTTTCACATTACAGCCGTTGAGAGTTAGTTGCGTTACATCGATAACCTTCACGTTGTAGTTTTGTAATCGCTTAATATGGCCAAACTTCTTTCGATTCACTTCTGGTAAATCTAAATCGGCATAGTCTGAGATCTCTTCAAGCATGCGCTCTATCTCATCTTTTTTTCGACTTTCTGCTTTAGCTTTAGCTAGTTTTTCTGCTTCATCTTTTTGATTGTTAATCTCTCTTTTGGCTCTTAAGTGGTCAAACCCAAATACAATTACACCGAAGATGATGAAATCCAGAAGAAAGCCATGAGCCTCAACTAAGAAGTTTTCCCAAAAATCCTTGTTATAAAGCCCAAACGTAATATCAGACATGGGAGAAACCGTACTAAAAAACGGCCAAAATCCAGTTATTCCCACGATTACAATAAGTAAAAAAAACAAAAAGCAAACCATTGATTTTATGGGGTTTTCTAGTATGTGGTTGGTTAAAGGATTCACTTTGTCATTCATGATTCTAATAGGCTTATTTTGGTTAGTAGTAGTTTTGAACTATTTTCACGACCTTTCCCGAAGTGCAGCATTCTGTGGCAGTTAGGGCAGATACCAGCACAATTTTCCACTGTATCAGCCCCACCTTCTACTAGCGGTAAAATATGGTGTACTTCTAAGAAATGTTTACCTTCTTCGGTCTCAAATGGTGCTTTTTTATTACAGCATTCACAAATGCCGTTAGCACGGTTGAGTACCCAAGCTTTTACTTCAGGGGAGCGAGCATAACTGGTTGTGGTAGTTGTACTCGTTTTGGGTTTTGCATCGCCTTTCGGCTTTTCTGAATGAGGTTTCTTGGATGATTCTCTTACCTTAGCCTCAAAAGTAGCTTTGCCTTCAAAAGGCTTGTTTTCGATAGAGGCAATAAGGTTTTCAATTAACTCTACTTGTAGGGCTGTAATGTTACGTTTAGGCTTTAATCCAATTACCCAGCTACGTCCAAGAAGTTCAAACACATACGAAATGTTTTGCATTCGGAACTCATATGATTTGGCTCCGCGCTTAAACTTCTTGCTTAAGTCTCGATAAATCTGAGCTTTATTGAACTTTGTACCAGTTTGACTGAGATCGAGCATATTGAGGTAAGCTTCAACCGAGTCTTGCATTTCCTCATCAGACCAAGGGCTCCCATCTTTCAAGCGAATCTCAAATCCTAATCGTTCTAGTGTGAGAAAGTTTGCACTTCGTAACCCCGCAGAAAAATGGGTAGATTTAACTTCCATACCTAATAACTCACTCATAGCTAATCCGAAAATAGCCTTCGGTGGATATGGTTCGTCATCGACAATGAGATCATATGTTGTTGAGTGAGAGTAGGTATTTATGTCTTTATCCAGAGCTATGAATTTTTCAACAGCTGAATAAATATCACTTCGGGTTAATGGTTTTGCTAGGCTTTTTAGTCTTGCTATAGAACCGTTGCTATCGAATGTTACTAAAGAGTTCAATTACGTCTTCTCCATCACTAGCGCAACTCTACCCACAACTCTCACTTCATCTTCTTCGACTGTTAGAGTCGAGCCGTTAAAGCTGATGGCTAGTTTCTTACCTGGTAAACGCTGAATGTCGTTGAGCGAGAGTAGGCCGTCCATATCTACTAAGTACGTACCGCTAATTGCTTGTTGATTCTCTTTGTCAACGATGTACGTATTCTCCCCATCACGTATTGCCATTGGATTGGCTACTTCAATGTCATTTAAATAAGACTTATCGAACGTGAGAGTTTGTAGGTTCTCAAGCTTTCCATGCTTAATGTTGAACGAGTCAATATCGAACAAGAACTTTGTCTCAAGGCGTTTTGATTGGTGTTTTTGAGACTCTCTGTTCGGAAATGGCTCCCCTTCGCCAAGAGTTAACCACTTCAAAGATGCACCTGTGTACATGTGTGCTCTTAGCACAATCTCGAAAGGGCAAAGCGCGCGCTTATGCCAAGTGGCTATTGTAGAAGCAGAAATGTCTAGTTTTTCGCCGAGCTCTCTGATTGTCTTGGTTCCTAGGATTTCATGGAGCCTATCTGTGACAAGCTTCCCACCTTGATAATCAAAAGAGGTCAATTTGGCTTGATTTGTTCGCATATACGATCAATAATCCAATTCAAATGGACTGCGAGCTGCAACTCATAAGTCCGGTGTTCAACATTTAGTAACTTAACAGGATATCATTATGCTCTCATATCAAGTAGTCCTAAATACGCCTTTCATGACGTACGACCAATACTCTCAGTTTTCTGGAATGCCTAAACGCACCATCATGGATTGGGTAGCCGATGGTCGCTTACCTATTAAAACTAAAGCAAAAGGTAAAGAAACTCCTCTCATCAACATGATCGCTTTAGTAGAAATGGCGACTCGTGAAGCTATGGAAAAGTTGGGGTAGGCCGTCATGCGTTTATCTTCCCTAATTCCAACTAAAGAGTATTGCCCGTTATGGCTCAATGTTCTTGGTTGGAGCTTCGTTTTCGTCCCGTTTGTCTTCAATTGAGTATTGGTTATGAACGAAATTGACTCAATGTGCGAATTCCGTGGCTCTAAACAAAAGGCATTTAACGAAGCGTGTTGTGCATTTGCGAACTCGGAGAACATGACCAAGTTAGCAAAGGCCGTGGATATGAATGCCACTATGCTGCGTAACAAGCTCAACCCAGAGCAGCCGCACATCCTTACCAGTGTAGAACTTGTGATGATCACCAAGGCGAGTGGCAACTTCACCATTCTTAATAGCCTTTTGCTTGGCCTCGGTGTGGTGACCGCACAAATCCCCAATGATGCGAGTGAAGAAACTTTCATTAAACGCGCATTAGAAAACGCGATGCACTCTGGTGACTTGTCTCGTATGGCTTTAGAACATGCAGGACAAGATCGCCTTAGTCGCACGAATAAACACATCATTATCCAAAAGGCACAGGCGGGTATTAGCAACCTTGTGCTTCTTATCAACGATATAGAAAGCCGCACAAAAGGCGTTTCCCCATTCTTAGCTATGAGTGTGGATTTGGTCGCTAATGGTTCGGCTATTCCCGGCTTAAGTTAGAGGAAAATAGTATGTCAGTTGCAACAGTCGAACATTCAAACCTAGATGTACCACCGCTAGAAAACCCATGCCCTGATTTACCTTGTTGGTCTTTGAACCGTGAGCAAAAAGAACGTGGCCTTTCAGCATTACAGCGTACCAGGAGAGAGCTTGGCGAACGCCAACTTAAGCCACTTCGCTCACAACGTGAAAAGTTGAAGGCTCAGTTTTCACAGAGTAATTGCAGCGCCGAGCAAATGCGTCTTTCACGTGAAATTAACCGCATTGATGCCAACGCGCAGGATGTACTTTCGCGCTGGTCATAACCCAGTTACACCCTAGCAAACCTAACCACTAGGCATTATGCCTACACCTTTTATCCCTTTTTGATTTTAAGAGGGAGGTTTTTTTATATCCAAAATTTGAGGAATTGATGATGAGTAATATTGAAGAACACCTATTTAGTCAGTCTTTTAACCAAATCGCAGAGCGTTTTAATTCAAGCAATCAAGAGCAGCAACACCAAGTTCTTATCCAGCTCGATGCTATCGCGAAGAAGCAAGAGCCTATCGCTACCCACCGCCCACAAGAAGATGTGTTGGCCGGTATCAAAGAAGCAATGGAAAGTGATCGAGCTCGTGTGTTCTTTGGCTATTCATTTCCAAGTTGGTACCGCAACGGTTCGATTGAACAAGTTTCACAGCTTCACCATTGGGCGAACTTAGATATGAGCAACCGCCACTTGTTTCTTGAAATGCTTGGCCTCCGTGACTTAGGCCATTTTGATGATGAAGCGTTATATCAATTCGAGCAGTTCTGTTTATCGGCAGTGGGGGCGTGAGCATGAAATTACATGAGGTAAAAACCCAATCAGAGTTTTTCAACGAGGTTCGTTTAGGTCGTAAAACGGCTGAAATTCGAGTCAATGATCGTAATTATCAAGCCAACGATGTGTTGATACAGCATGAAGTAGACAGCGAAGGTCATAAAACGGGTGCGTCCCTGGTTCATGAGATTTCTCATGTGTTGCAGGGCGGTAAGTTTGGTTTAAGCAAAGAGGTGTGCGTTCTTTCTCTTTCAAATTCATCTCATTTAAACAGTGTGATTTTGATGGGGCATTTACGAGATCGTTTAGTGGAAGCTGCCGACTGCATGGAAGCGGGCATTGATGTGGTTCGAGAGGCTGGACTCACAACCGCAGACCTAAAAAGGCAGATTCAAGACTCACGTTATTTTGCTACAGAGGCAACGACTCTACTTAAAAAGTTAGGGGAGGAGGCAGCATGAGCACTATCTCTGTTTATCAGAAAGACTTGAACCACGCGTTGCGTTCAGAAGGGTTTACTACTCGCAAGATTGAACAGTTCATGCGTGTTTTCAATATAACAGAAACTAGCCAAGGCGATGTGCTGAGCTTGGACTCTACTCGAGCATTACTTGTGAATGTCAACGGTACTGAACAAGGACTCTGTTTGGAAGATTTTATTACCGCTTGGTGGGCTTTTTGGATTGTGGTTTACAACACGTCTTCTGACCGAGATATCGCAAACCAAGCCTTAGGTGCCGTTCGTGCTCTGTTCTTTGTGTCGGCTTGTAATAAGTCCACTTCTCAAACCACTCAAATGCAAATGTGGTGGCGCGATATGGCCGATGGACACGGTTACCCAACAGTGGAGGCTTGCTGATGCTGAGTTATGTAGCCGTTGCCCTGAACAGCGGTGGCGGCGTTGTTCGCCATGATGAAACTAACGAAGTGAAGAACGTGTTGCTGGGTGAGTTTGACTCACCAGAGCCTGCGATTGATACGGCTTGCGAGCTGTTCAACTGCCAGCACGTTTTGAACGGGGTGATTATCAAAGGTAACCACACCGGTGGCCACATGGTTATGGATACACAGGAGTTAGCAGCGTTATGACTCATCAATATGAATACCAAGGTTGTAAGGGTGTGAAAGCCATTGCTGAAAATTTCGGTATTAACTACTCCACCTTGTTAAAGCGTTTGCAGCGAGGCTTTGATATTGAACAAGCAGTCACAATGCCTCGTTGCGCTCAGGTTGCTCAAGTCAAATATGAGCACAAAGGGCAACAGGGGATGCGAGCTATCTCTAAATTGGTGGAAATTTCTGAGGCCACTCTATATGGCCGTTTGTCTGAAGGGATGACTTTAAAAGAAGCCGTTGAAATGCCTAAACAGAAAACAGGTATGAGCGAAGAGCATCGTAAAGCCAATCAAATCGGTATTAAAAAACCTGATGCTATGTCTAGCAGCTGGGCTACAGCATTAGGTGTTCAGTTATGAGCGAAGCACAGAAAGTTGCGGCTGAAGCACCTGATTATATTGAAACCCTATTAGTAGAAATGCTGGAAGGTGATCACCCAGATAATGAAGTGCTGTTAGGTACTTTGCTATCTGGTGATGAGTCTATCCAGGTTCAATTGAAAATCACACGCAACCCCACAGATTTTTTGGATGAGTGTTAGTGACATACTATCAACCAGTTAAACCATTAAATCGCTTTTGGCTATGCCCTTTACCTGCCATAGATGAAGGGCTTATTTGTGTTCCTGCAGGTTACGAACCCGCTAATATAGAACCTGAAAATCTTTCAGTTGTTGAGCGTAAGTTATATGAAGTAAACCCAGCAGATAGAGAATGGCTATCTGAACACTTTGCTGATCTCCCTCATTACCTAACTAAATATTTCGGAAATCGTTATATTTCGATTTTTGAGAAACAAGGCCGCCCAGCCGCGAATACTTTCATTCGTGAAAAGATGGTACCCGCGCATAGGCGTGTTCTATTGGTACTTAAACAATACAAAAAACTTCCTACTACTTCTAAGGTTGCTTTGCTGAGTGAAGCGAATGATGACACTAAGCAAAGCAACTACAAGAACCAAACTCAACAGCAACAGTACTTTGATTTTGAACGAATAGAACAAAACCGCAAACCAGTAAGAAATCGCACTTTGGCCGAGTTGGAAATTGAAGAAATCAAAGATATGGCGTTTAAAGTTGCCATGATAGTTGACGGGTTTATTCGTATTGAGAGTGATAAATACCACGCTGAAACTGCATTAGGAACAGAAATGGCGGTCGTGTTCTCTTATGAACAAGCCGCTGTATTCGTCTGTAATACCTTTGGTATTAAGCCACCTCGCAAATATAAAGAACAATCGGAGCTTTCTGCCCTGCAAGATATTTCGCGCATGATAAGCGAAAAGTGGTGGTATAACCGTTTGATTCGATGCCGAAAAATTATGCGTGAGCACCTAGCCATTGCTATGGGGCAAGTCTCGAAACACGCTTCGCCTTATGCTTCATGGGACTGTATCCGAGAATACAAAGAACAACGCCAAAAGAACTGGGAGTTTATCGAAAACTCATCTTTGTTCGATGAAGAAACAGGCGAAGAAGCCAGCTTAAAAGACATGGTATTAAAAAGCGTATCGAACCCTGCTATTCGCCGCCATGAGTTAATGGTGCGTTGCCGTGGTTGTGAAGACATTGGCAACGAGTTAGGTCTACAAGGCTTGTTTTTAACCCTGACCACACCAGCCAAATACCACAACAGTTATAAGAAAGGCGGTTTCATTGGTCACTGGAATGGCGCAAGCCCACGTGATGCTCAAGCTTACTTAAACAATGTATGGGCAAAGATTCGTGCCAAATTAGGTCGCAATGAAATTCGTTGGTTTGGTGTTCGTGTGGCTGAACCACATCACGATGGCACACCACACTGGCATTTGCTTATCTGGGCAAAGCCTGAACAGGTAGATGCGATTGAAGAAATTTTTACAGATTACGCAATCCAAGAAGACAAACACGAACTGATTAACAAAGAGGGACTGCTGGACCCATCTGCCCGTTGTGACATTCAAGCCATTGACCCAGAACTGGGTACGGCTACGGGTTACATCGCCAAATACATTTCTAAAAACATTGATGGTTATGCCATGGATGATGATCTGGCTGATGAGACAGTCAGCATCAATCCAAAGACGGGTAAAGAAGAAGGCAAATCTGCTAAAGACATGGCGAAAAACGTGAGTGCATGGAAAAGCCGTTGGAACATTCGCCAATTCCAATTCTTTGGTGGAGCTCCGGTTACGACTTACCGAGAACTGCGCCGCTTTGCCAGCCAGAACAAAAAAGCCTTTATGGAATACCTCTTCATGCAAGAGCGTGCCGACCTACTTACTATTTATTCAATGTTACAACGTGAACTCGTTGGCCCTATTAAGCCAAGCAAGCTAATCACTAATGAAGAACTTTTAAAAGTAATTGGTGATAGTTACCAAGCACGAATCAAGAGTGATGATTCAAGCATCGTTGATACGTTAATCGCCGCCGATAATGGCAATTGGCAAGGTTATATCATGGGCCAAGGTGGTCCATTTGTTAAACGTGACGACTTGCTGATCAGAAATACCTATCAAGAATTACCGTTTGCGTCACCCCACGGTGAAATCGTTAGCAAGATTGAAGGCTTTGATGCCGCAGGCATGCTCGTCAAAACTCGCACTAAGAACTGGCAGATAATGCCAACGTCTACGTTAGACGCCCAACGTGAATCGGGGGCTCTTGCTCTTTCTGGAGCCTCTGGCTCCTCTCGGAGTTCTGTCAATAACTGTACGCTACCGCAGAAAGTACAGGTCAGCGATCAGCTTAAGCGATTATTAGAACCTTACTCAGTAGGTGGTGGGTTACCGCCAAACATTGATGGTTCAGCTCTAATCGCGCTGCAACAAGGTAGTTCAATTCGAATAGATGATGAAACGAGTATAAGAATCCGCCCTGCGGAGTATCTACCATGCGGCACGGTTCGCCCAGCCCAGCTGGTTGAAGTGTACCAACCCAAGCCAGATTTAAGCTGGCTAGATGATTTCGAGGTTAAACCGCCTGAACCTCTAACCGGAGACGATGACGACTATGAATATGAACAGCCTAATTTATCGTTCTTTCCTGAAACCGCCGGGTGGCCGTTGATATGAGGGTCAGATTAGTTATCAGAATGAGGGGTGAATCTCGCTTCATAAAAACGCTGTATGAATATTTATAAAAGTACTGTATATTTATCCAGTCTTTTGGTTTGGAGTAGAGCTATGTCATTAAAACAACAGGACATATTTTTACAAGCGATGGAGTTCATTATAGATGCTGTAGCACTCAGCACTGAAGGTGAAAGCAGAGCTGATGTAGGTATTTATTTGATGGGTTTATTGGTTGCGGACCAAAGAGAAGAGTTGAAGCCTGAAAAGTTAGCTGCAATGAAGCAGCTAATCGAAATGGCAGATGGTGGAGATAGCCCTGAATTTAAACTTTAGAGGATTGATAGCTGTTGTTTTAGTTCTTGGCGCTGATCTGGTGCCAGGGCTTTAACCATTTCAAAAGCTAACTGAGATGTCGTTTTAGCCGAAGGGCTAAGAGTATGGCTGAAGGTTAGGTTCATCACAAAAGAGTGGCCGCATTCGGGGTCGCTACAACTACAATATAAGTCGCTATAACCCGCTGAAATACGGTTTGATTTTTGTATGCGGGCTTTCTCGCCACACTCAGGACAAACTACTCTCATATGACACCATGTACTGATCTAAATGATAGCTTTATGGTACTAAATTATGGTGATGATTTATACAGTTCCCTTGGCTTTGAATCTGTATTAATACCTCTCTAAATAGGCGGGTTGGCAGAACAGTTAACAGCTTTCGTTTATCCATCCTCATTATATGTAAATATTATGTATTTTTGTGAAATGAGCATGCATACATATGATTTAAGGTTATGTAAATTAAAATAAAAGTTAGATATGGTTGTTCGCCATAAGGTACTGGAAAGACCAATTTTGTCTTTAAATACGGAGTTGTTAGGTCAAATAACTGTTGGGGATTATGGAGTAGATTATGGGGTTCATGGACATATTCAGGAAAAAAGAGGGTGAGATCACTGCTTTGCCATTTCACGTTAAACAATTGTCAGATAGTTTGTCTATAGGACAAATGGTTCCTATTCGAACTGACTTAACATTAGATGGTGCAATGAAACCTTTCTTGTCATTTCTTGTTAAAGAAAGTGATGAGTGCATTGGATCATTGAGGAATAATCCGAATGTTGAGGTGTCATTTGGTGGAGTAACATTTAATCTTGAAAAGAAGATATTCGTTTTATATTTTCTTGTACGTCTGGATGAAAGGCCTGAGATGACTTACGAAACCGCTTTTTCTCTTGCTGAAGCGGAAATGCAGGAAGATTGTGAAACATTGTCCAATCAGGATGGAATACAGGTCATCGTTTCTGGTAAGTCAGAAAGCCAAGTGATTATTGTGAAAATGGAATCCATTCACCAAAATGTTGGGGCTGTTATTAATATGACAAAGGACATAACTAACCTAGATTGGTCGATTGAAGAGTTTATGGAATGTGTTGGGTTTATCCAAAGCCAAACATCCAACCCAAATGAACTATGGGATTTATTACAAAATGCGGGTGGTTTCATCGAGATTAATGGTCAGTAATAGTGCCCATACCAAATAATTGCTTAAGTGAATTCGCAACGCATGGTGTTTTTGGAAAAATGCTGGCTTATGTGTTTGTGGTGGGGAAAAATTGGCTCGGTGGGGCTTCAGTAGGTGTATCGTTTCTAGAGTAATTACGGAGAGAAAATGGAATTTATTCTAAATTGGATTGGACAACTTAATTCATTTTATCAAGGCTTGCTAGGTTCTGCAGTGTTTGCTATTTCCTCTTGGGTTGTACAAAAACTTTTTAGTAAAACGAAGTCTAGTGGATCAGAGTTTTTAGAGGCGTATTCAACTTTAGATGTACATAAACACTTACTACATAAGCATTATGTTCGCTCTAAAAACATTCAATTGGCTAGTTATGGTTCTTCAATTGCATTACTAATTGCAGCCCGTTGGGTCCTTTTGGCTTTCATGTGCCTGATCTTTGTTTTTGGGGTGCAATCGGCGTTGGACGGTAAATGGCTATATGTAATCGGAGCTTGGGTTAGCTTCAATTACATGTTTGAGGCTAGAAACTGGGTTAAGGATTCAGGCTCGGATGCATCTATAGCTCACATTGACAAAGATAAAGTACAAATTGTTACGGAAAGTCTAATCCCTGAACTTATCGATAAACCAGAGAGTAAACCTGAGATAGCACAGCCCCCAAATGGCTAACAAACGACGGCTGAGGTTAGTTTTTAACATATGGCATTTCACTCTGAGTTGCGTTTAGTGCTTAAGATGGTTTGTGGAGGCTTTGGTGTCGCGTGACTCATCTTTACGTGGTTTAATTTTCTGAGGAGAAATTCAGATTTGGCAGACATTAGAGTATTTATAAACCAAGGCAGGTATGACCATGATTCAAAAAGGCTTTTTGTTATTCGTGGAAATGCTATAAATATTGGCAGTTTGGTTATCCAAGATGCTGCTGAACAGAGAATAAAAAAGTGCTACCCAAAGTTATATCAACGAAAAATTGGACAACTATTTCGTCGTGAACGAGATTTTAAGTTCAAGTGTTATTGTAATTATCCTCTGACTTTAGACGGAGTATGCAAAGACATAATTAAAAATACTGTTCCATATCATGCTTTGACTTGTGATGCCTGTTGGAAAGAAGATCTCAGCACAACTTGGGGTTATTATGGGTACATAAGCAAAGTGATATCGAAAGATGTGTGGCAAAAACTTTGTGATGATAGAGCTTATGCAAAATTTGTTGAGTAATGTACATAAAAGCATTTAAGATTGAAGCCCAATGCTTGGCATTTTCAGCTTTGTGTTGGTTGGTGTGTTGACGGTGCAACGTGTTAGGTGAGTGAAACCCTAAATATTGGTTGAAAATAAACTTACGTATGGAGAGTATATAAGCTGTGATGACTAAAGAAGAAGTAGTAGATTATGAAGACGGGATTTTTAAATCTTCTTATGAAATGTTCGAACAAATTATCAAAGATGTAAATCATGCGATGTCAGAACTTGACAGAAAAATAAATTTCTCTGTGATTAACAGTTATAACTTTAATGCACACGCACGTAAGCCAAGTGACAATACATATACAATTAAGCTACGAAGCGGAATTATTCCAAAGACTTTTCAACTTATCAGCGAAAATGTAGATTTTTTTTCGTCAAAATATCCGAGTTTAGAGGATGATGAGACTCCAGTTGCATTAGGATGCGTTTTTGTTTGGACTCAGATTTTTGCTCACGAACTAGGTCATATTATTCGAGGTCACGTGGATCTAGCAAAGAATAACTCTACAAATCTCATTGATGATGAACAACTATCTATGATTGAAATTCCAACAGAAACTGATCTGGAAAAGGATCAGATTAAAATGTTAATGGAATTTGATGCGGATTTATTCTCAACTTATTTTCTTGCAAAAATTATTCTGAATGTTATCAAGAATGCTAAAAAGGAAAGTAATATTGATGAAAAAACGATTCTTAGTGTAGCGATGGCAAGTATTGTAATGTTCTTTAATTTCCTATGTGAAACTGAAGGTAAAAGTACAAAATATCCTCCTGCTATGGTACGAGCAAATGTTATCCAAGATAAGTTAGTTAGCCACCTTAATGGTAAAACTACCCTAAGTGGTCCCGAACTCTCAAAGGTAATGACAACGGCCATATACGATACATTTACTTTTTTAGACGACGAAGGAACCTTCCAGCAAAGCTTGGATCGACAAAGCTTAGATTTCTTGGCTCAGGTAGAAAAGCGTCTAATAAATTTACACCCTGTTTTTGTGGATTTAATATCAGGTGGGGTAATGATGAAGTTTGGTGAAGCGGAATAAATTTTTAATAGTGATTCCCAATATTTAGCATTTATTAGCTTAAGGTTTTGAACTTCTTGCGGATTGTTTTAAGTTAGGTCGTAGTGTTTATCACACTGTAACAGAGTCTATTCAGGGGGTTGATGAAAAACGATAAATATGAGTTCCTTTATAACTATGCAAAAAATGCATTTGATGAAGAGCTTGCTCGATTCAAAAATCTTGAAGAGAAAGCTAGTAGATTCATTAGCTTGTACTCAATCTTGATCGCAGCATTTACTGCAGTTGTTACAGCATCGGTCGAGATGATTATGCCTTTGGATAATTGGTATAACTGGTTGATATTGAGCATTATCGTATTGACTTACCTGTCGTTTATATCGTCGTGGAGTTTCTTATTTCGTGCTTTAAAGTTCATGGATATGCCGCGACTACCTCTTGATGAAAACTTTCTAAAGCAGTTTCGAGAACGCAGTTTAACGACAAATCATCATGCTTTGGCGTTGTCTTGTTCTAATGCCTTAAAGTATGCAAGGCAAGCAAATGGGCAGAAATCAAAACTTCTACAGAAGGCACATCAGGAAATAGTAGTGTCAGTGTGGCTACTAACTATCTCTTTGGTCTTCTTATCCTTAACAAAAATAATAGAGTTAAACATGCCAGAAAATGAAAATTTGAGCCAACAACACACCCATCAAGTTGATACTGTACAGCCGGAACCTGATTTAGACGTTACAGCACCTGAGATAGTATTCGTAATGGACTCAATGCCTCCAGAGCTAATGAATACAAAGGCAGATGACAGCGAGTGACATAAACTTAGTACAAAGTTTAAAGCGTCACACGTTCTATAGCCACCGTTTACGGTGGCTTTTTAAGTTTGTCATATAAGCTCACGGAAAGAGTGACCAACCCACGGAAAACGCACTCCTCCTCCCCACCTGAAGCGTTTTCGATCTCATTTTTTCGCAATTCTATTTCAGTGAAATTCTGGCGCCGCTATGGAAGGCTAACAAGCCGCTAGCCCTTTAGGAATAACGGGGCTTGCATTAAGTTAGTCATGCTCAGAATGGCTTAAAGAGCGCCTAATAAAATTGCGAAGAGTGCAAAAAATTGAAAGGAATTGAAATTCTGACGATCAGTGTTGATCTGGTTGGTTTCGTTAAGCTACTGAAATGTAATGCTTTTTGTGTTTTAGGTCGGTTTTTTAATGATCGTTTGTGTTTTGTGACGATCGTTTGAGTGGTTTCTCAGCCCTTATGAAGAAAGGGCTGAGCGCAAATTGAAGATAAAAACATAATTGCAAAAAACAACACGCTAGTTAGGCTGCCACATTGTCTAAATTGAAGGTTAAATGGAGATGTTTGGGTACTTCTGGGTCGCTGTTCACGGCATCCATGAACATTTCGCAAGCGGGTATCACTTCGTTTTTACAGTAAACGTAATCGAATTTAATCGGGTCCCCACGAGTGCCACCATTGGGAATGATCGCGGCCAATTCAACAGGGAAGCGGTGACCAGTGATCACCTCTTGTGCGGTGACGTTCTTAATTTTCTCGTACTCATCTTTTGTCGCAATGTCGCCAACGGGGATGAGTTGAATCCCTTTCTCATTGCCGTTTGGAATGTTGATGAACATTGAACGGAAGTTACCTACACCACGGCTTGAAGCCATCTTTTGTTTTAGGTCTTCTTCATCGTCTTTGCTCAAGTTCGGGTCAGTCGCATAGAAGATAAAACCCATGTGCAAACCGTTCTTATAGTAACGGCGACGGAACGTGGTGGAGTCCTGGCTAAGCAAAGCAGACTGGACACAACCAAGGTAATCAGGTCCACCGTAGACTTGCTGAACTGGGTCGTATTGTTTGATGAATATGACGTCTTCTTTCTTGTAACTCTTTTGTTTGTCATCCCGCTCTAGGAAAGCAAAGTCACCGTTCCTACGTTTACGTAAATACATCGTAGGGATAGGCCATAGTCCAATGACTTTGCCAAAGTAGTTACGAAGCTTAAGCAGGGCAGTGTCACCAAATTCTAAGAAGTCATGCACGGCTGATTGCATTTGTTGCTTCTGCATCCCACCTTGGGTGTAACGGCCCGCAATCATGTTACGGCGAGCCATTAAGATAGAACCGTGATAAGCGTTAGCCCGAGTCAGTTTATTTAAGCCAGCTCTATCGAGTGGCGGTTCCCAGTAGTTCCCGTCTTCGTTGTAGTAAAGCTCGTTGTATTCGTAGTTGGTGAAATCACGGTCCATGATTTCTGGCTCACCAAAGCTAAACATCAAGCTTTCATCATTAGCGGATTCTTTCGTGATTATTTCTGTTGTCTGTTCAGTCATTGATTTACATCTGCCAAGTTGATTTGCGTTTTTCAGAGTGATCCAGCGGCTCATTAATGCAGGCATGGGAAATCGCCCAAAATGCATCGGCATGCCCGGTTAACTCGCTGCGCTCTGCCTTGAAGGTCAAGTTGTTGCCGCTATTGGTGGTCGCTCGCTTGATGGCCATGAATGCCATGGCGATGTCTTTGTGTTCAGCATCAAATTGAATGCGGTTGGCTTCGACCACATCTATCATCTTCATCACCAAGCGGTTCTTACTCTCATTACTGTATTGAATAGCCACGGTTTCACGTGGGTGTTTCTTGTTAATCAAGTCATAGACACCCGCGCCAATGCCTGTTGTATCAATGCCCAAATAGCTCACGTTATAACGCTCAAACACTTTTGAAACTTGCTGCGCCTGGTACTGAAAGTTCAAACCTCGCCAGTAGTGCTTTTCAAGTACTCTGAATTTTTCAACGGCTACAATGGGCGGTGCCACGACAACCAAACAAGCGTTGTCTCGAGTTCGGCTTGGGTCGTAGCCTAACCAAACCTCACGGCGATCGAAGGGGTCTTTGTCATTTGGCTTGAAGTCTTGCCACCGGCTAATGTCCACCATGGCTTTTTCAAGGGCTGAGAATTTAAAGACGGAGCTGGCGCCATCAACGAAAATACACATAAACAGATTATCAAAATCGTCTTTGCTGTATTCGTCGCGCAGTTCATCAATATCAAAAAGCTCACAGCCGCCTGCAGCTGCATCCTCAATCGTGACTATGTAACGCCATTGCTTATCTGGGCAGAGTCGGCCGCCATCTCGATATTCGTCAAAGGTAGGGAACTCAATATTGGTGCGAGTATCTCGGCCTCTGCGCCATTGGTCACCGGTCCAAAATGTGTAAGCCTGGTGCGTTTTAGCGGAAGGGGTCGAGAAGTAGGTTTTGCGCCAGTTCTTATGAGTGGCCATAGCTGACGCGAGTTTGTTCAGCTCATCGAATTTCGGGATCCAGAAATACTCATCCACATAAACATGGCCATGATAACTTTGCGCGGTTTTTGAGTTGGTGGATAAGAATCTGAGCTCAGCCCCGTTAGAGAGAATGATCGGGTTACCCGTCAATTCAACACCTAAAAACTCTTCACCAATCGCAATAATGTAGCTTCTGAATACTTCGGCCTGGGCGCGAGACGCGGATAAGAATATCTGGTTATCGCCAGTCAAGATCGCATCTTCTAACGCTTCACCACTGAAGTAATAGGTGGCGCCAATCTGACGAGATTTAAGAATATTACGCGTACGTTGGTGCAGGTTGTTACGCATCGTGTGCTGATATTCAAAGAGTGATTCATGCCAGGTCGCGAAGTTCTCTTTGGTCAACTCAACAATGTTGTTCTTCTTTTTGCTCTTCTTTTTCTGCTTGTCGTCAGACTTATTTGAACGCGAGCTCTTACCGCTAGTTTTAGCCGCAGGTTCAGTTTCGTTGGCTGAGTGTTTCTCGCCAACTGGCTGAGCTTGAGCATGGAATTTTTTAAGTTGTACGTGGTGCTTGATGAGCCTATCAAGCATGTCGAGCTGGCCTTTGGTTGGGTTTTCTAGCTCAAGCAGGGTTTCAATTCTACGCGCTATCGATTCATCAATCGTTTGCTCGCGCAACATATCACGCCATCCAAATTTGTCAGCCCAGTGATAAATAATTCTGGTGCTGTTCAAACCTAATTCGGAAGCGATTTCATTGGGCGTCCAAGCCTTTAAATAAAGGGAACGGGCCGCGTGTCGTGTTTCAGGAGAATATGCCAT